TGTGCTAGATACTGGTACCTTGCTTTTGATGGTCAGATATTTGAAGACAATGCAGATGCATATGCATCGGCTAATATGAGTGCAGGAACTTTGTCACATGCAAGAATTCAAAATGCAATGTTAAACGCTGGAATAGCAAAAGTTTATCGTGATGAGAATAACGAAGCCACTACAGAGTTTAAGATTATAAATGAAGATCCTCCTATCTTTGGGTATGGGGATGTCATGTTTAATTGGCAAGAAAAAGAACTCATTGGTGAAATTAAAACAATGATGAACGAAGGGTTTGAATATAGAAAGGCATCTGGAAAGGCCAAGACTGGTCACTTGATGCAACTACTTATCTATATGAAAATCTTAAAGAAACCAACAGGTGTCATGATTTATGAAAATAAAAATAATCATGAACTTCTTTTGATACCTGTAGATGTAAACGATCATTACCGTCGGTGGGTAGACCAGGCATTTGATTGGATGAGACTAGTTCGCAAGACATGGGAAGACAGAACCCTGCCAAACAAAAACTATAGATCAAATTCCAAGATATGCAAGTCATGCCCAATTAAAAAAGCATGTGAGTCTGCAGGTCCAGGCGTGTTAAAGATAGCACCCCTGGAGATTCTAAGTGAGACATTGTAACTTTTGTGATAAACAATTTACTCAGTCAGTATCGTATCAAATATACTGCTCTGTTGAATGTAGAGAACTTGCAACAAAAGAAAAAATTGCTGCAAGGTATATGCAATCAAAAAGAGCAAAAAGAAAAGGAAAGACAAGACTTTGCAAGTCTTGCTCTATGCCACTTTCAATCTACAATGATTTTTCAGTGTGCTCATCTTGCTCTGTAAATCCAGACGCTGTGAGCAAAGCAATTAAAAAGATTAAGGATAAGACAGATGGTAAAAAATAAGTGGGGGCTAGAAATAAAGCCACACAACATGTGCGCCATTGATGCTAGTACAAATAGTCTTGCATTTGCTTTATTTTCTGGAGATGATCTTGAGTCTGTAGGAAAAATTAACTTTGAAGGAAACGATATATATGAAAAGGTTATGGATGCAGGAAAAAAAGTAAAAGCATTCTTTGATATATATGGTGGGTTTGAAGCAATAGTTATTGAGCACACTGTATTTATGAATAGCCCTAAGACTGCTGCAGATCTTGCATTGGTACAGGGGGCAATCCTTGGATCAGCAGGACAAACTGGAACCAAGATTATAGGAAAGGTTTCTCCTATTACTTGGCAAAATTATATTGGTAATAAGAAAATATCAAAGGATGAGCAACTGTTTATTCGTTCTCAGCATCCAGGAAAATCTGTTTCTTGGTACAAGTCTTATGAAAGAAATATTCGTAAGGAGAGAACTATTAAGTTTATTAACACCATTTATGATAGATCAATTACTGATAACGATGTCGCTGATGCTTGTGGTATTGGGCACTGGGCTATAAAAAATTGGGGTAAAGCAATTGGACTTGACAAATAACATCATGGCTGCTAAACTATATACATCAGAAGTCTTTATGCGTAAGCGTTATCTTATGGATAAAAAGACACCAGAAGAGATTGCAAAGGAGTGCGGAGTGAGCCTAGAGACCATTTACGTATACCTTGCCAAATTTGGATTAAGGAAGTCTAAGCGATGAGTAAAACAAAAAAGATTATTTTGGCTATTACTGTAGCCAGTTCTGTAGGCATAGCCTATGTTATTAATTCTTTTAAAAACTTCCCAGATATTTTTGATTTAAGTGAAGATGAGGACGAAGATGAGTTCTGAGACACAGTTTACCATTGCACAAGTTTGCGATGAAATAAAAGAAATGCTAATTGCAAAAAATAAATCCTACGGTGACTCTGCCCTTAATCCTGTTAGAGTTTTTGCTACATCAGATAGCGTAGAGCAACTACATGTTCGCATTGACGATAAACTTTCTAGAATAACTAGGGGTGGATCTTATGTTGGCGATAATGATTTAGATGATCTAATCGGTTATCTCATACTGCTAAAAATAGCAAGGGAATTAAACAATGTCAACTGAAGATGATCTAGTTAAACATCTTGATCAAGTTAATCAAGTAGTAGAAGAATACCTAAAGGGCAATGACCCTACAGTAATTTCAAAGCAACTGGACATACCAAGAACCAAAGTCGTAACCCTTATTAATGAATGGAAAGTTATGGCATCTGCCAACGACGCTATTCGTGCTCGTGCTAAAGAAGCACTTGCTGCTGCAGATACACACTATAGCAAACTTGTATCTCGCACATACGAAGTTATTGATGAGGCATCAATGACTAATAATCTTAGTGCAAAGACTGCTGCAATTAAACTTGTAATGGACATTGAGTCTAAAAGAATTGACATGCTACAAAAGGCTGGCCTTCTTGAGAACAAAGAACTTGCTGAAGAAATGATGGAGATTGAGCGACGCCAAGAAGTTCTTGTTTTAATATTAAAAGATATTGCATCTGAGTATCCACAGGTTCGTGATGAGATAATGCGTAGACTGTCTTCGTTTGCAAAAGACAACGAGGTGATTACAGTTGTCCACGACATTCAATGATTTTCTTGAAGTGCTTAAAGATAACCATTTTCAAGAGACACCTGTAAATGCAAGAACATTTGTTGAGGGCGAAAAATACTTAGGTCAGCCTCCACTTTCTGATATTCAGTACGATATTGTAGAAGCAATGAGCCAGATATATCGCAAAGAAGATCTCATTGATATCATGGGAGAAGAAAAAGGTACAAGATACTTTGAAAAATACACTAAGAATGAGATTATCCTGCAACTTGGCAAGGGATCTGGAAAAGACTTCGTATCAACAGTAGCATGTGCATATATTGTATATAAACTATTATGCTTAAAAGACCCAGCAAAGTATTTTGGTAAGCCATCTGGAGATGCTATCGACTTAATTAACGTTGCTATTAACGCACAGCAGGCTAAGAATGTTTTCTTTAAAGGTTTTAAATCAAAGATTGAAAAATCCCCATGGTTTGCTGGAAAGTATTATGCAAAAGCAGACTCAGTTGAGTTTGATAAGTCTATAACTGTTTACTCTGGCCATTCAGAAAGAGAATCCCATGAGGGGTTAAACCTTCTTCTTGCAGTGCTTGATGAGATTTCTGGATTTGCATCTGAAGTTGGAACAGGTAATGAACAAGGAAAGACTGCTGAGAACATCTATAAGGCTTTCCGTGGATCAGTTGACTCTCGCTTTCCAGACCTTGGTAAGGTTGTTTTGCTTTCATTCCCCAGATACCCAGGAGATTATATCTCAGAAAAGTATGATGCAGTTGTTGCAGAGAAAGAAGTAGTTGAAAGAACCCACGAGTTTATTATTAATCCACTGCTACCTGATACAGACCCAAACAATAAGTTTGAAATTTCCTGGGATGAAGATCACATCATCTCATACAAATACCCAGGAGTTTTCGCATTAAAAAGACCTACATGGGAAGTAAACCCAACAAGACAGATTGATGATTTTAAGATTGCTTTTATGACTGACCTTGGAGATGCAATGATGCGCTTTACATGCGTACCAACTTTTGCTTCTGATGCATTCTTTAAGCAACAGGAAAAAGTAAGAGCATGCATGACACTTAGAAACCCTGTGGATAACTTTAAAAGGTTTGATGAATCATTTAAACCAGATCCAACCAAGAAGTATTATGTACACGCTGACCTTGCCCAGAAGCACGATAAGTGTGCTGTTGCAATTGCCCATGTAGAAAAATGGGTAAACATACAAGTAATTAATAACTACGAACAGGTAGCACCAATTGTAGTAGTAGATGCAGTAGCATGGTGGGAACCAAAAGTAGAAGGCCCAGTTAATCTTTCAGAAGTTAAGCAATGGATTCAGAACCTTAGAAGAATAGGGTTTGATATTGGTATGGTTTCGTTTGACCGTTGGCAATCATTTGATATTCAAAATGAATTAAAGCAGGTTGGAATGAAGACTGATACTGTTTCTGTTGCCAAGAAGCACTACGAAGATATGGCTATGCTTGTGTATGAGGAAAGACTTGCTATGCCTGCAATTGATTTATTATTTGATGAACTAACCCAGTTAAAAATAATGAAAAATGATAGAGTTGACCACCCACGCAAAAAGTCAAAAGACTTGGCCGATGCCGTGTGTGGAGCAATATTTGGGGCAATATCACATACCCCAAAAAATACAGACACTGAGGTAGAGGTTCATACTTTTAGGGATAGACCTAAGCGAGTTGACGAACTACCTGAGAACGTGATACAATATAAACCTAGCCAGATAGAAGAAATAAAAGACTACCTGGACAGACTAAAAACACTATAAAACAAGGAGAAATAAATTAAATGAACTCATTTAAGAAAATCGCACTAGCCATGGTTGCAGCCATGACTTTGGGCATGGTAGCAGTAGCACCTGCAAATGCTGCTGTAATGACAGTTGCTGTAGATCTTGCTGGAACGGCTAACACAACCGCTTCATCAATCTCAACACCTGCTGCATTGCCAGTCCCAGCAGACAACACAGTTGATGCTGCTGACGCACTAAAGTTCGTCGCAACTGTTGACACAGGAACAGTAGTTTCTGTAGTAACAACAAATGCAACAATCGTGTCTACACTACACACAACCGCTTCACCAGTAACATCGGCATCAGGCTCTTCAAGCCTAAGCATTGCAACTGGTACAGGAACAACCGCAACGTTTTATGTATATACTAAAACGACAGCAATCGGTACAGTTGTAATCACCAATGGTGGAACACAACTTACATATTACGTACAGGGAACTGCTGGTAAGATTAATACTCTTACAGTATCTGCCCCTACTGCTGGCGCTGCTGGTACAAAGCAAGACATCTCAGTAACTGCAACAGACACATTTGGTAACAAGGTATCTGCTAAGTCAATTACTGCAACAGTATTTGCTGCTACAGCAACACTAGACACAGCAACAGCAACCACTGGTGCTACACTTTCAGATTTTGGAGTTGCAAAGTTTGTTGCAACACTTCCAGCAACTGGAACACGATCACTAATCACATTCAGCCCAACAACTGCTGGAGATGCAACAACTGCTGACGTAGTTGGTCTACCTGCTCGTGCACTTGCACCGTTTGCAGAAATCACAGTTCGTGATCTAGTATCAGAACTTGCAGCACAAACTGCTGCTAAAGATGCAGCACTTGCTGCTAAGGCAATTTCAGATGCTGCAGTCGTAAAGGCTGCTTCAGATGCTGTTGCTGCTAAGGCTGCTTCAGATGCTGCTCTTGCAGCAGAGAAGGCTGCTTCTGCTACAGCACTTGCTGCTGAGAAGGCTGCTTCTGCTAAGGCACTTGCTGATGCAAAGACTGCTTCAGATGCAGTTGTCCTTGCTAAGGATGCAACTATCGCTAAGTTAACAGCAGATAATG